ATGAAAGCAAAACTCTCAAAAAAGCTGCTCAGCATTGGGCTTTCGGTACTTATGGCTGTTTCTGTATTGCCATTGTCGCTTATATCAACAAATGCAGTAACCTGTAACATAAAAATCAGCAATATTACCTACCCACGACCTGACGCAAAACCTGATCATAATATTAAATACAGCGGTAATTTAAAGTACGAATTACTTGGTACAGTTTGGAGTTCAGACAACGACAGTATTAGTGCTTCAATTGAACCAAAAGAATTTGAAAATTTCTATAATAGTCTTCTCGGTTCAATAAGTGAAGAAACGAATGATCTTCCAAAGTTTGTTGATACAGAAAGTTATTATTTTTATTCTATGTTTGTTGTAAGAAATCAAACAATACCATATGGAATGCAAGCAGATGTTGAATTTTATGATACAGATAACAATTTGCTTGAAGCATCGGAAGAAAGAATGTTTATGCCTGTATCCACATTGAAAAGTCAGCTTCCGGATGATACTTATATTGATCCCAATTATCTTTCCGATAACGATACTGTTTTATTATGTGCGACAAAAAGAATTATTTGTTCTCCTAAAGACCATATCCACACAAGCGGAGCAAAGGCATATGACATTTTTGAGCATTATGAGTTATGCAAAACCTGCGGTAAAAAAATGCTTGATACGGTTTATACTCATAGCGAATCATCTTATAAAGGAAGAGAGCATTGGTATGTTGACAAACAGCCTACCAATACAACAGATGGCAGATGGTATAAAAAATGCAGCAACTGCAATTATGAATTTGATTCACTTACAATTCCCAAAAAAAGCAATCAGATTATTGTTAAAAGCTATGACGAGCTTAAAGCCGCACTTGCAAAAGGCGGAAAGCAATGGATTACTATAAATTTTACCAATAGTTACAATGGCTATGAAGTTATAGAAGACTCAAAACGAAATAATGAGTTATGCTTAGATGATCCAAAAGCTGAAATTACTATTAATATGAATAAATTTAAAATTTCAAGGGAAACCCTTTATGATGATTGTCTTTTTAACATAAAACGTGGTAGTCTTAGAATACTTCAGTTTGATACTTCAAGTTTAAACGATAACAACACTACATTCAGTTTTTTCTCAGGAAACAATAACAGATGTATATTTAATGTTGCAAAGGGTGCAAGCCTAAGATTGAGCAATATAAAGGGTGTAGCAAGAAGCACAGAGTTTTACTATGATTTTCCTTGCGTTATTTCAAAAGGAAATCTGCAAATAGACGGTGGCATATATACAACATATACCGAAAAGCCGGCTATAAACATTACGGGAGGCAATGTCACCATTAACGGCGGTAAATTTGAAGCAACATCAAAAGGCCCTGTAATCGGTACTTTAGTTAAAAACGCTTACGAGAATGACTATAAAAATATAACTATTAATAACGGTCTTTTTGGCGGACTGTATAATGCTGTTGTATTTGATGAATATACAACCGCTACAATTAACCAAGGTAACTTTGAATATGATGACTATTATGAACGTAAACAGGCATTTGGCGTTGTAGCAAACGGCGGTAAACTCACAATCAACGGCGGAAACTACTATGCTACAAAAGCTGCTGTTGAAGCAACAAATATGGAATCATTTAACATTAACGGCGGGTATTTCAAACTATTTGATGAAAATAATTATAATTTTGAAGGTGCTGTGTGCATAAAAACAACATTAGATTCTGATTATCTCCCCGTTATCTCAGGTGGCACATATGTAGGCTCTTACGGAATTACTTTCTTGAAAAAGCCCAAAATAACTGACCAATGGTTAGCAAGAAGGGTTGATTTTTCAAATGTAATATCTTCAAAGTGCAAAGTATATGATGACGAAAAAAAAGTTGACATAAATATTGTATCAAACTCATTAGGTAAAAAACATCTTCAAATAATAGCTCCAAATCCGGTTATTACAACTCAGCCCACAGACAGATATTCTCCAAACCTTGGTGACGCTGTTACCTTTGATATTAATGCAACAAATGCAGACACATATAAATGGCATATTATTGATGAAAATGGCAGAGAAATTGACTGGCTCTATATATTAACCAACGGATACGGTGAGCTTTCCACATCATTCGGAGGCAAAAAATTATTTATTACCAATGTCAGCGACTGGCTTAACGGCAAACAGATATACTGCGATGCTATAAGTGGCAATAATACCGTACATTCAAATATAGTAAATATCAAAATCGACAAAAAGCTCAAATATATGAACGATATTTACTTTGACAATTTTGATGAGATGTGTAATAACAAAACAATCGGTGATTACAAAAAGCCAAAAACCTCCGAAAATGCCCTATACACGATTGGCGAAGTAGAGTGGGCAAAGTACGGAAAGCGTCTTGATGACAGCTACAAAATTTCTATAGGCGAAAAACTGAGTCTTGCACTTGAGATTATTCCAAAAAGCGGTTATGAACTGAACAACAACATTTACGGAAGAGTAAATGGCATAGACAGCGTAGGCACATTAAAAAGAGCAAACGGAAAAAGGTATATGATATTTGACATCAATGTTAGCGTGCCGGACAAATACAAAACCCAGAACATTGAGGTTAATATTAAAGCTCCAACAGTTGGTGCTGCACCTGCCAAAACGGCAAGTTGCGTTGCCGGCAATGTAAATATCAACAAAATTGAATGGTCACCGACTGACAGTAAATTTATAAGCAATAAATCATATACAGTAAAAATTGAGGTTACTCCTATTTATGGGTGGGGCGATATTGAAACAGTTACGGCAAAGGTAAACGGCAATAATGCTAAATTCATAAAAGAAGGCGGCGGAAAAAATAAGAAATATTATATTAGCTATACATTTGATAAACCAAGCGATGTTCTCCTTGGTGACATTGACTGTAACGGAACGCTTTCTATTCTTGATGTTACATTAGGTCAAAGACACCTTACCGGTGATGTGGTACTTTCAGAAACTCAGAAACAAGCGGCGGATATAAATTGCGACGGTCAGATTAATGTAAACGATATGACTCAAATTCAGATTGCAATTTCAAGTGGTGTTGGATTATAAATACAAGAAAGCAAATTGAAATCTATCACAATAATGATTACGGATATGAACAGATTTCAAATCTCACCAGCCTATAGCAAATACAAAGAAAAAATATTAATTCGAGTATTTAGTTGAAAGCAGTCGCAAAATCGGTGAATTCAAAACTTCCAATGCAAAGCTGTTTCTCATCAAATTACAGGAAGAAGCTCGAGTACAATAAAAACAGCACTCACATCATTACGGTGTGAGTGCTGTTTCTGTCTGATGTATTTTATGTGATAAAGATTTTGCTTAGGAAAAATATGTAAGAAAAAAACGCAGATTGTAAAATGAAGATGAAACAATAAAAAAAGAATATCCATAGAAACGATTTCGTAGTAGAATTAAGTTACCACACAAAAATCCGAAAGAAAATCGTCACTATGGATATGCTTAATTTTACACCAAAGCACAAGAAAGGTCAACACTTAACAAGAGAAGAACGCTACTATATATCAATCAGGCTTAAATAGACCACTGGTCGGTTTACAAAATAGCAAAAGAACTTCATCGCCTATACAATACAATCAATAAAGAAGTAAAGAGCGTAACGGTGTATTTGTATAACGGCAAAGTCAAAAGGTATAAACCTGATATTGCTGAACAATTCTCTCCATAAGTAACATATACAGAGAAAATTATTCAACTTTTTGTATCCAAGGTATTGACATAGGTTCGTATTATTGTTGCCCAAACATTTAGAATAGAACCTATATTACCTTGATTTCAAGTAAAATCTGTGCAATTAAAATATACTGTGAAAGAATCAGAGGGGCTGTTTTTTCACAATTCCTTTTTGTAGTTGTAGCAAATTGATTATTATGCTATAATATAATCATATTTTAACCCCATTAACGATAGCTTGAATTTGCAATAATAGTTCTTGCAAAGAATTATAACACGCAAAAATTCATTTTGCCCCCTACTCAAAAACTATCGTTATAAGGTTGATTTTGGAAGTAGTCTGCCCCCCCTAACTGACTACTATTTGACTACTTTTGGAAAATCTAATACGCCACATTTTGCCCTGATTTGCGTGTTTTGATGAAATATAAAAAGTGATACTCATTCTTGTTATACTCAAATTACCCTTGCAAATCACGGCATATTACGGCAAAGCGGGAGGAATTTTGTTATGATTAAGATAATGTTTGTGTGCAAAGAGAAGTGAAAAAATAATGAAGAATAATAAAGAAAACGGATTGAAACCTGTCAGTAAGTTTGGATTTACTTATTATGAGGATAATCCATCACTTGCAATTTATGAACCTATAAAAACCATTCTTGAAAAATGCGGTATTATTTAAAAGCATATATTCAACTAAAGCCTTGCAGAGAAATTTGCAGGGCTTTTCTTATGCCTGAAAGGAGGAACTTATGCCACATAAACCAAAGCAGGATTGTGCATATCCAAACTGTCCAAAACTTACAAACGGGCGGTATTGTGAGGAGCATCAAAGGCTTAATGCAAAGCAGTACAACCGATTCACACGAGCGGTTGATGTCAACAAGAAGTACGGCAGAGCGTGGAAAAGAATTCGTGACCGCTATGTGCAGGCACACCCGTTGTGTGAGCAGTGCCTTAAACAGGGCAGAACAACACCTACCGAGGAGGTTCACCACATTATCCCGCTCTCGAGAGGCGGTACACATAGTACAGATAATCTGATGAGCCTTTGCCAGTCCTGCCACAACAAAATCCACCACGACCTTGGAGACAGATAAAAAAAGGACTACCCGCGTGAAGGTAGTCCTAAAATATGGCGGAGCGGACAGGATTCGAACCTATCGCAGCACGCTTGTAACACTTTTGTTTATCCCAGCGAATTTCGCAGACATACTTGATCACTCCGCGTGTACCGCACCAAACCGTGTTGTTTCTGTTTTCCATAATCTTTTCACCACTTTCAAAATAAGCAAGAACAGATATAGCTGTTTGAACAAATGTTAAAAGGAGTGTTATTTCATCAATTGGAAATCCGAACATAAGAAATAAAGCAAAAGTGTATACCAACTTTTTTATTTATTCTACCGTTTGAGTTTTTATTTGTCAATTTTCAGCAAATGGAGGGGGTATCAAAATCTCTGAGAGGCGTATGGCGGACAACGGCGTGGGGTGTCACGCACAAAAACGGCAGTTCAAACGGGGTATTAAAAATTGTGAAAGAAGGTGATTTTATATGGCAAATGACGGTACAAACAGAGGTGGCAGACGAGTTCGAGCCGGTGACAAGCCAATGCCCATTGCGGAAAAATTGCAAAAAGGTCAGGCTGTTCGGCTAATGGAAAACGATATACCCGTGCTTACGAGTGCGGAACTGGAGGCGGTTGACCTGCCCGAAGGTGCGGTTGTTGAAGGTGCGGATATGCCAAAACCGGCAGACTATCTTTCGGCAAAACAGAAGAACGGAGTGCCTCTCGGAGCAGATGAGATATACAAGGAAACTTGGCTATGGCTCAAAGAGCGTGGTTGCGAACGGCTTGTCAATCCGAAATTGATTGAAGCGTATGCTCAGGCATTTGCAAGATACATTCAGTGTGAGGAGGCAACGAGCACCTACGGTTTGCTTGGAAAGCACCCGACCACGGGCGGAGTAATCTCGTCGCCGTTCGTACAGATGAGTCAGCAGTATCAGAAAAATGCAAACCTTATCTGGTATGAGATTTACGATATTGTAAAGCAAAACTGCACGGTTCCGTTTGAGGATAACCCGAACGATACTATGGAGCTTTTGCTCAGAAGGAAGATAAAATGATGAACGAACAGAACGAATTGGCACAATTTTTAAAAACACTTAAAAGATATAAACACAGGCTGAAAAGGCAGGAACTTTTAACCTTTAGAGGACGGGCACTTCACGGTGACATAGCAGGAGCAAAGAAAGGCTTTTGTGTTTTGATGGAGGAAAGGAAAATGCAATATGAATAGAGTATCGGAGATGAACCTTGTTGACATAGACAAGCTGATTCCGTATGTGAATAACGCAAGGACACATTCAAAGGAGCAAATCAACAAGCTGAGAGCATCAATCAGAGAATTTGGCTTTATCAACCCCGTAATAATTGACAGAGATTATAATGTCATTGCCGGTCACGGCAGAATTATGGCATCAAAAGAAGAGGGAATTGATAAAGTGCCTTGTGTATTTGTAGACTACCTTACCGATGCACAAAAGAAAGCCTACATACTTGCCGATAACAGAATGGCTCTTGATGCCGACTGGGACGAGGAACTTTTGAAGGTAGAAATTGAATCACTGCAAGGTGCTGATTTTGATTTGAACCTGACCGGATTTGACGAAGCTGAGCTAATGGATATATTCGGCGATGATAACCAAAGCCGTGCAAAAGATGATGAATTTGACCTAACCGCAGCACTTGAAAAGGCCTCGTTTGTTGAGAAAGGTGACGTCTGGACTGTTGGTAGGCATAGACTAATGTGTGGTGATGCAACATCAAGTGAAGATGTATCAACTCTTATGGGCAATACAAAGGCAAATCTTATACTGACTGATCCGCCATATGGTGTATCTTTTAAGAGCTCATCAGGCCTGACAATTCAGAATGACAGTATGAAAAACGAGGAGTTCTACAATTTTCTGCTTGCGTCATTTAAGTGTATGGCTGAACATCTTGAAAATGGAGGTTCAGCATATGTGTTCCATGCTGATACAGAGGGACTTAATTTCAGAAAGGCGTTTATTGATGCAGGCTTTCCTCTTGCCGGTTGTTGCATCTGGGTGAAGGATAGTCTTGTTCTTGGTCGCTCTGATTATCAGTGGCAGCACGAGCCTGTACTTTATGGTTTTATGCAGAACGGAAAGCATAAGTGGTACTCGGACAGAAAGCAAACTACAATCTGGAATTTTGACAAGCCAAAAAGAAATGCAAATCACCCAACATCAAAGCCACTTGATTTGCTCAGCTATCCTATTGGAAATTCAACTCAGGAAAACGGTGTTGTAATCGACACTTTTGGCGGTAGCGGTTCAACTATGATGGCGTGTGAACAGATGAACAGAATTTGTTATATGATGGAACTCGATGAAAAATACGCCTCAGTAATTTTAAGAAGATATGTTGAAAATACAAACAATGCAGAAGGTGTGTTTGTTGAAAGAAACGGTAGAAAAATCCCGTATACCGAGCTTGTGAAAGAGGTTGAAAGGGAATAGATATACACAATAATCTTGCAAAATGATTGTGCAGTAATCGTATTGATATATCCTTCAAAAAGAGCGAATATGTGTACAACAAAAGGAAATACACAATTACAAAAACGGAGGACATTATGAATACAAAGACAGCAAGACAGATTGAGGAAATGAAAAAGCAGACCATCGGTATTGAGATTGAAATGAACAGTATTTCAAGGAGCAAGGCTGCAAAGCTTGCCTCACAATTTTTCGGAACAGGTCGATACAAAAACACAGCAGACCGCAACGGCTACTGCACATACTCGGCTTGGGACGAGCAAGGCAGAGAGTGGAAATTCCAAAAAGATGTCAGCATTGCAGGAATTGACAGTGAGAAATGCGAAATGGTCACACCAATTTTAAACTATTCAGACATTGAAACCTTGCAGGAGCTTGTAAGGATATTAAGAAAAGCGGGTGCAAAGAGCGACTCAACAAGAGGTTGCGGAGTACACATTCACATCGGTGCGAAAGGCCACACGGCAAAGACACTCAGAAACCTTGCAAACATTATGGCAAGCCATGAACAGCTTTTGATTGACGCCTTAAACCTTGACGAGGTGAGAATAAGAAGATACTGCAAAACGGTAGATCCACGCTTTTTGGAACAGGTCAACAGAACTAAGCCTGAAACGATGTCACAACTTGCCGATGTATGGTACAAGAGCCACGATGAAAACTACGGCAGAAGTCACCATTACAATGGAAGTAGATACCATATGCTCAACCTCCACGCAACCTTTACAAAGGGAACGGTTGAATTCAGACTTTTCCAATTTGACAAGCCCGCAAACGGCAAGCAGAATGGACTTCACGCCGGACAGCTTAAAAGCTACATTCAGCTTTGTTTGGCACTCAGCCAAATGGCAAAGGAAGTTAAGTCGGCAAGTGCAAAACCTCAGCAAACAGAAAATCCAAAATACGCAATGAGAACTTGGCTTTTGCGACTTGGCTTTATCGGTGACGAGTTCAAGACAGCGAGAGATGTGTTCACAAACAGACTTTCGGGCGACACGGCTTTTAGGAACGGCAGAGTTGCTTGAAGTGATTAGGTTAAATGCCCCACTGACCGCTTTGGCGGTCTTAAGGTGGTAGAAGAACATATCTTCGGAAAGGATTGATTTTATGAAAAGGTTATACATAGCCTACGGAAGTAACCTAAATGTAAGGCAGATGAAAACGAGATGTCCGAACGCAAAAATTCTCGGTACGGCAAAGCTGAAAGGCTGGGAGTTGCTTTTCAAAGGGAGCAAGTCGGGTTCGTACCTTACCATTGAGAAAAAAGAAAACGCCATTGTGCCTGTGGTAATTTGGGAGGTCGATAAGACCGATGAAAAAGCACTTGACCGCTATGAGGGATATCCGACCTTCTACTACAAGAAGGATATCAAGGTGCAATACAAGGGCATCAGAACAGGCAATCGCAGAACGGTTACCGCCTTCGCCTACATTATGCACGAGGAAAGGCAAATCGGTGTACCAAGCCTTTTCTACCTCAACACCTGCCTTGACGGTTACGATACCTTTTATTTTGACAAGCAGATACTTCTCAATGCCTATCACAAGTCAAAGGAGTTGTACGAAAATGACCGATAACCTTGTTCAATTACGCACCTGTCCCCGTTGTGGCGGGGTTTATTCCGGACACGGTGCAGTTTCAAGGGCAGACAACCTAACCATCATCTGCCCCGACTGTGGCACACGAGAGGCCCTCGAAAGCATAGGTGTTGATGAGAAAGAGCAGGAGAAGATACTAAGGACTATCTATAACTCAGTTCATAGGTGTTGATTAGTTGATTTTGATTTGATATAATATTATCATAGATTTGAATAGAATAATTTAAATGTGGTGCATTTATGGAATTTAACTCTAAGGATTATATCAGTCAATTTTACTTTATGAAATATGATCATACAATCACTGATAGATATCGTCAAAAAGTATCAGCAAATTTGTGTTTGAAAGAACTGAAGATCGAAATATTAAACTCCGGTAATAAAGTAATAGCAGTCTTTGGATATCGTTTGGACTATGTTTTTGATACTCTTTTACCTTTGGTAAAATGGGAATTGTTTGAAAAAACAAGAGATATATCCGGATGGGATTTACCAAATAATTGGGGATATCGTGATGGCTGGGGATATAAATTCCTATGTATGAATGAAAGTGGTAAGCCGCTTATACAAAATAATTTAGATGTATTATTTAACGAAAAAAATAAACCTGCATATGAAAAACTTTTAGATTGGATTATAAGAGAATACTCAGAAAAAAAGGAATTGAAAAAATATAAATTATTCTGGTAAGATTCCCTTCGGCTTGTATAAAATAAAAGTCAAATAGCATACCAAAAAATAGAATTATTAAGCATTGGTTAGAAATAACTGATGCTTATTTCTTTATTTTGACAATCAGATAGTTACCACCACTTTTTAGTGCAGAAAGTGTCGATTTTTTAAATTTTGTGCATTTCAGTGCATAAACTTGATTTTTTCACAAGTTTGTGCTGTGTCCCAAAATATTTTGAAAGAGATAGATTCTTCAAACTAAATATCAACGCACAAAAGACATCACATATGTGGTGCCTTTTCTTATGTCGCAGGAGGTGGGATTTTGATAAAGTTAAAGAAATACAAGCCTACGAAATTCAAGGCGAAGGGCAGTTATTATGATTAGGAAAGTGCAGAGTTTGCTGTTGCCTTTATTGAAAGCCTTTACTCACATTATTCACGAAGATAGGACAATCGCTGTGGCGAAATTTATTCGGGACACAGCTCACTTTCAATGGTTGACAACTTAACCATTCTCTGCCCCGATTGTGGCACACGAGAGGCCCTCGAAAGCATTTGTGTTGATGAAACGGAGCAGGAGAAAATTCTTGATACTATTCATAGGTGTGAGAGGTAAATTGTTTCAAATTTTTACTTGCTGGATATTGACTTCTAAAATACAACTGATAAAATTGCTTATAAAAGAGATTAATAAATATTGTAATCTGACATTTAGCGAGGTAATTTATATGAGTAGAAATATTGATATTGAATTTTCAAAAGAACAAGTTAATTCTTTTATTTCCAGATATGAACCTTTATACTTCAAAAATGATAATAAAAGTAAGGATATTCCAAAACTTAATACAACTGAAATTGAAGTAGAAGAATATATTGAGGGTAAACTAAAGTCTGGTATTGTTGATGAATATGTAGTCGTATGGAAAGCAGGAAGATTAAAAAAAGCCGATATTGATAATGATAAATTTCTGCAAGAAAAGAAATATATAAATGGATATGGAAATCATATAGATAGCAATGAATTAAAAACTTATCTATCAAAATTAAAAAAGAATAAAATACAAGAAATTATTTACTCTTCGGATATGTTGAGTCAAGACATATTAGAGAAGAGCTATGATCTTGTTAAAGAAAATGTACCTACAAATTTTGGAAGTGTATATCTAATAAATATATTATATTTTTTGTCAAAAGGGAAAATTCCAATCTATGATAAGTATGCTCATATTGCTGTAAAAGCCTTGTGTTTTGGTTATACACCAAGTAATATATATGTTGGAGCCCCTCCGGAAAAAAGCAGAACTAAAATGGTAATAAATATGTTAAGTGAATATATGTGGTATCTTAACAAACTTTTCGGGACATGTAATATTCCACGTTCATTAGACAGAGCTTTATGGGTTTATGGTCATTCTAAAATTGAGTATGATGATTTGAGTAAATAAGTTGCAGTTTACTAAACAAAACATAATAAAATTCAATGGCATCGGTTAGAAATAATCGGTGCTATTTTTATACCTATTTGGAGGTGAAATTTTGAGAAAACTTAAGAATTATAAGCCTACAAAATTCAAAGTGAAAGGTAGCTATTACGATAAAGAATACGCCGACTTCGCTGTTGCTTTTATTGAAAGCCTATGTCACACCAAAGGTACATGGGCCGGCAAGAAATTTGAGCTTATCGACTGGCAGGAGCAGATTATTCGTGACCTGTTCGGTACGCTCAAGCCAAACGGCTATCGACAGTTTAACACTGCCTACATTGAAATTCCCAAAAAGAACGGTAAATCCGAATTAGCGGCGGCTATTGCACTTCTACTCACCTGCGGTGACGGTGAACAGAGAGCCGAGGTTTACGGTGCGGCTGCCGACAGACAACAGGCGTCAATCGTTTTTGATGTTGCCGCCGATATGGTGCGGATGTGTCCGGCACTGAATAAAAGAGTGAAGATACTCGCCTCACAGAAACGGCTGATTTACGAACCTACAAACAGCTTTTATCAGGTGCTATCCGCCGAGGCATACAGCAAGCACGGCTTTAATGTTCAAGGTGTTGTGTTTGATGAGCTGCACAGTCAGCCGAACAGAAAACTTTATGATGTCCTTACAAAGGGTAGCGGTGATGCGAGAATGCAGCCGCTCTTTTTTCTGATCACAACTGCTGGCACAGATACACATTCAATCTGCTATGAGGTTCATCAAAAGGCACAGGATATTATTGACGGGCGAAAAATCGACCCTACATTCTATCCTGTCATTTTCGGTGCTGATGATAACGAGGACTGGACAAGTCCGAAGGTCTGGAAAAAATGCAATCCATCTCTGGGTGAAACTATCGGAATGGATAAAGTTAAAACCGCTTGCGAATCAGCAAAGCAAAATCCGAGTGAAGAGAACTCGTTTCGACAGCTAAGACTTAATCAGTTGGTTAAGCAGGCTGTTCGTTGGATGCTGATGGACAAATGGGATAAATGTTCCTTTGCAGTCGATGAAAATGACCTCTGCGGACGGGTTTGTTACGGTGGACTTGACCTTTCAAGCACAACGGATATTACCGCATTTGTGCTTGTATTTCCTCCGTTTGATGAAGAGGATAAGTATGTTATTCTTCCGTATTTTGGGATACCCGAGGATACGCTTGATTTGCGTGTAAAGCGTGACCATGTTCCGTATGATGTGTGGGAGCGACAGGGATATTTGCAGACCACGGAGGGTAATGTTATTCACTACGGTTACATTGAGAAATTCATAGAGCGTCTTGGAGAAAGGTTCAATATCAGAGAAATTGCATTTGACCGTTGGGGTGCGGTTCAGATGGTACAGAACCTTGAGGGTATGGGATTTACCGTTGTTCCATTTGGGCAGGGATTCAAGGATATGTCACCGCCTACAAAGGAGCTTATGAAACTGACGCTTGAACAGCGAATCGCACACGGCGGTCACCCTGTACTTCGATGGAATATGGACAATATCTTTGTCAGAACAGACCCTGCCGGCAACATAAAGGCAGACAAAGAAAAATCCACGGAGAAAATTGACGGCGCGATTGCTACAATTATGGCACTTGACAGAGCAATTCGCTGTGGAAATGATACGAGTGAAAGCGTATATAACGACAGAGGGATTTTATTTATATAAATTTTCAAAAAATGCTTGACATTTCTTAAAAAAGTGTTACACTGAGAACAATTGAAGAATACGCGCAGTATACATTTTCCGAGAAGGCATATAAGAATACTTGTGGTAACAATATAGAGAGGATGATAATACTAATATGTATGCAGTAGCAAGACCTACAAAAGAATTATTAGCACTTTTTGAAAAAGCAAAACAACTTGAACCAACCACGCAAGACAAGGACAGAAATTCGATTTTTGACAGAGCATTGAAATATGTATCAACAATCACAGAAGAAGAGTGGATTCAAACTTCAAAAGAAAAAATTAAATTTGATTTTGAGGGTGAAATACCTACCTCATTAAAAGTTCGAGTATTAAACGAAGAGTTATACTCAAATGTAATAAACACCTTTAAGACAATTTTCGAACTTGAAAGAGTAAAGACTCCTTATTTTATGAAATTGTGTTTATTAGTATATATTCATAAACTTAATGTAAAAAAATCAGATAAGCTAGAAGTAGTCGAAAATAACCCAAATCCAATAATTTCTAAAATAAATTCTTGGATTACCTATTCTGAGAATGAGCCCAAGTGCGATTATAAAGGTAATGAAATTATTTGCGATATTTATCGTGCTCTTAACGATTCCGACTGTAAGCTTACTGGAGGAAACCTTTTGGCTGATACAATATTTTCCGCTTGGTATCCTCTAAAAATGGTTCTTGAATGTTTAAATGATAAAAAGTTCTATAAACAAGATAAGTATGGGTGTGATCCACACCACTATCTGAAAGAAATCCAATCGAATATAGACAAACTTTTACCTAAAGAGAAAGAAGTTGTACAAAAACTTTATGAATTTTTCTCAATAGCAAACACTCGGGGAAATGTCATGATATTGCCTAACAGACAGATGCAGTCGAGAGGAATCGATTATCTAGATCAAATGCCAAAGACACTGTATGAATGTTTTGAGGGTGGAAAATTTAGTAGGTATTTCGGAGAAGATTTGACGGTAGAAAATTGGGTTGAGCGGGAACATTTGGAGGATTTATTTTTTGATGGTAATATAAAAAAAGATAGAATAAAATCTATCTTAAAATCAAAAAAAGCAAATGAATTCTATTGGCTAATAGATGAGAACGAAATAATTTCTATGCTAGAAAACTTCATATCAGTGATTCAAAACAGAAATTTAATCTATAATAATTTGATCTGA